GCTATAGATATTGACTCGGCTAAACATAAATGGATTAAGGATTTTAGATGACCCCTACAAGACATAACTTAGAACTTGCCTTGAATGGGTTGAAAAAACAACTTGGAGTTACAAAAAATCCAAGTGAGATTTCTCGGATAGAAGGAGAAATCACGGAGTTGCAAAAGTTACTTACTTTTGGGACTAGAAAGGAGAAAAAATGGAGTTAATAAAAGGCTGGATAGATTGGGTGAAAGCTCGAGTATCCGAACGAACTTCATGGGACGGAGCAGTATTGGTAGTTTTAGGATTGCTAGTAATACTGATGAATCCACTAGCTAAACTGTTAGCATGGGTCGCACTAATTTGGGGAGCATGGACCATTTATAAGGAAGAATTATAATGTCAATGCCACCAGGACAATTCGCAGGAGACATGGACAGAAATGAGGTCGAAATAGACCTTAATAAATTTATGGCTCTATTGCAAGAGAAAAGCGAACTCAAAGATAGAATAAGAGAACTAGAGGATATAAATAATGTAAACCCTTATCAAAAGTGGATATTTCTAGCACAATCAATCGATAGCTGGAGAATATTTCCTAGAGCGTTTCTAAGTATTTATATGTTTCTACTTTATTTTGCAACATTTTGGTTTATGGATTTACCAGAACCAAGTCTCGAACAGTCTGGTTTAATATCAGTACTAGTCGGGGCAGGCGCTGCGTGGTTTGGACTCTACGCAGGTACTCATAAAGCACCAACCGCAGGACAAGATAAGAAGTGATCTACTCGTCACATAAAGCCGTACCAAGCAGCCTATGTGACGTAACGTTAGAGGCACTTAATATTGTTGTCCCAATGGAAGGATATATAGGGAATGCCTTATCTGATAAGGCTTTCCGACAATCACAAGTCCGATGGTTGCGAGATAATGAGTATTGGCATGAGCTCAGTATGTTTGTACAAACCGTAGGTACAACCTTTGGTTTGCAGTACTGGGGTTATGATGACCTTGTGCTAGAGCCGTTACAGTTGGCTACTTATTCAGTAGGTGACTTTTACGACTGGCACTTGGACTCGCCACCTGAAGGACCAAGAAGACTTAGTCTTACCCTTCAGCTATCCGACAAATCAGAGTATGAAGGAGGTGATCTTGAGTTTAAAGAATACACTCTGAACGCTGAAGCATACGAAAAAGGTTCAATTACAATGTTTGACTCCTCACACAAACACAGGGTCTCCCCTGTAACTAGAGGAGTCAGACATTCTCTAGTTGGTTGGTTTAGATAAAAACCACCAAACCTCAAAATAAAACTTGACTCACAAGTTGAATTCAACTATAATATACCCAATGAATATTTTTATACTTGACGAAGACATAGATAAGTGTGCAGAATATCACGTAGATAAACACGTTGTGAAGATGATTCTTGAGTCAGCTCAATTATTATGCACAGCACATTGGATAGAGAAATACATTGGATATACACCGAGAAAACTTACATCAAAAGAATGGGCAGTCGTCCGAGAACACAAGAAAGAGGAACCTAGACCGTTCCCTTATTTACCCACTATGCATAACCACCCTTGTAGTGTGTGGGTGCGTAGTAGCTTGGACAATTATGAATACTTATACACGCTCGCCCTCGCACTTAATGATGAATATGGATTTAGATATGGAAAATCGCATAAATCAGTGCATGATGTCATACTACAGTTACCAGACATCAACTTACCTCGATGTGGACTCAGCCCATTTGCGCAGGCAATGCCAGATGAGCTTAAGGGACCAGATGCTATTATCGCCTACAGGAAGTTCTACCACAAAGACAAAGCAACCTTCGCAAGTTGGAAAGGACGAGAGAAACCCCACTGGTGGATAGAAGAAGAAGCAGATTACGAAAAGAGGATAACAAGATGACAAAGAAAACAAGAAAAAAACTAAAAAGAATGGAAAATGATATTAGAAGTGTAAAACACTTACTAGAGTTAGTAAGAACTATAATACCTGTTTTAGTTCTGTTTCTACAAGTCGTTATTCTAATACATGTAATATGAGAGTCGTATTACAAGATAAACCTCGTATCACAGTATGTTTTCCATTTACATGGACACAAATACAAAAAGACCAATGGGTAGCAGAGTGGAAAAAGAACAATAATAGATTAAATTAGGGAGTAATAAATTGACAATAAATATAGATGACTATGGTAAATTCGTAAGAAGTACCACATCAGATGAAAGCCTCAGAACAGAGGTTATGGCAGATAGGTTATTTGGTTTGCAGAGTACCTATAAAGATGCCGAATGGAGCCAGTTAATAACTTGCTCTATGGGTATGCAAGCAGAGTCAGGTGAGTTTTCAGAAATTATAAAAAAGATAGTATTTCAAGGAAAACACTTTGACGAAGATGTAAAGTTCCATCTTAAAAGAGAACTCGGAGATGTATTATGGTATTGGGTACAGGGCTGCTTAGCTCTTGGGTACACTCCAGAAGAAGTTATGAAAGAAAATATAGCAAAACTAGAAAAAAGATACCCAAATGGTTTTGAGATTCACAGAAGTGAAGTAAGAGATGAAGGGGATATATAATGATAACATTTACTCAATTAAATAGTGCTGTTGCGACATATCCTAACGACCAAGAATTAGGAGCGTTTATTAGGTCATTGTACTATACAGAACAACGCAGACAACAGCAGTTGTTAACTAATTCTTTAGGAAAAGGAGAAACATAATGGCAAATCATGTGTATTTTAACATACATTTTAATCAAGTTGATGAAGATAAGATATTTAAGTACCAAGATAGAACTGTTCAGTCGTGGGACGGAAAGGCTAAAGCTTATAAAGTTAAAGAATTAGTTGAAGCATACGAACAACCTTTTATGTCTAATGTTGAAAAAACTTTAGATGAAGACGGTTGGTTAGAGGACTCTTATGATTGGCACATTGATAATATAGGAGCCAAATGGGTTACTTTAGATTATGCAGACGAGAGTACTCTTTCGGGGTATTCAGCATGGTCACCCCCAATACAAATGCTAGGACACTTTTCTAAGTTTATAGGTCAAACAACAAGAATGACTTATGAAGATGAGTTCCGTAACTTTATTGGAGTTGCTTGGGGCGACGAAGACGGCGATAGTTCTTGTGAAGAAAATGATGATGTAACACAGTTATTTCTTGATAAAGTTGGCATGGAAGAGTTGCCAGACGAATATGACTGGTGGGAAGAACAAGTAGAAGTTGATGGAACTACACATAATGCTAGTGAATTAATGGACGATTTAGTCTATGAATGGTTGGAGCAACAATAATGTTTGTAGAAATGTTTTTACTACCTTATTATATTTTTAAGTATGGATTTGCCTTATTTATATGGGCAGTTATAATCTCATTAATAATAAAAGGAATAAGTAGTAGATGAACTATCAACATTTTAATTGGGGTCCGTTTATAATGAAAACGAGTTGCCCAAAGAGAGTCTTGAAACGACTAGACGCTGATGGAAGACAAGCAAAAACTAATTGGAATCATGAATTAGCTGGGCATCTTAAAAACCAATATAGATATCCAGAAGTATTTGACCAATGGTTTTATACAGAAATGAGTGAAGTATTTACAGGATATAGACAAGCTCATTGTGTATATCATGGTTTTGAATATATACCCCTACAACTTGTATACCAAGATTTATGGGTAAATTTTATGCAGGCAGGAGACTTTAATCCTCCTCATATACATAGTGGTGATATTTCCTTCGTTATATTTGTAGATGTTCCTAAGAAGTTAGAAACTGAAATGAAAGAACACGAAGGCACTACAGCAAAGCCAGGACAGTTAATTTTTAACTATGGAGAGAACTCCAAGTTGAGACAATGGGCATCTATAGGACATTTTATAACACCAAAAACAGGAGATATGTATATATTTCCAGCTCAACAACAACATTGGGTAGCACCTTATAAAACTGATGTTACTAGAATTAGTGTATCAGGAAACTTAAAGTATATATACCCAGATAATTTACCAAAAGGATATTTTTAATGGCAGAATTTAAGTATGAATTCAAAGAAGATGTCGTTCTAGAGGACTTAAAAAAGTACATAGATAGTACATACTCGAAACATTATTCTCAGGGAAAACTGCAAGCCACTGAGATTATATTTGATGCAGAACATGGAGTAGGATTTTGTATTGGAAACATTATGAAATATGCTCAAAGATACGGAAAAAAGAACGGATTTGACGATAGGGACTTGTACAAGATAGTGCATTATGCTATCATTTTATTAGGACAGAAATTAAAGGAAGAAGATGAATTTAGAGAGTATCAACACCAGTTGCAATTGGATAGTGACTAGGAGTGATAGATGAAAAAATGGTATCACATATTATGGGGTAGCAAAGAGGAGGACGACTTAGTACAAAAACAAGTTGAAAAATCTCCTGACCCTGATGATTTAACTATAGAGAATGCTTACAAAACTAGATGGATATGGTATCATACAATTCTAGCAGGACTCATGTTTTTTGCAAACATGATTATGTTAGCAATCTT